GTCACCATTGATGATGAGGTTTCTGAAATTTTGTTGGCTTCCTGTAGATAGTTTTGGATTAGTTACAACACCATCAGCTATATCATCAGTTTCTAAAACTGCATCTCTTGGCTGTGACCCAATATAACTCATTATGATACATCTGTTAAAAGTTGTAAATGAACATCAGCATGGCCAGAAGCATTATCTGATTGTGCCTGAATTTTGTCAGAAGTTTGTAGAACTATTTTAGGAAGTTCAATAGATGAGCCTGTAGGTAATGGAATATTCTCAAATATAAATTTACCAGCAGTTGCTGAGTTATCATATTTTTTTAAACTTACATTTATTGAAGTTGTTGTTGTGTTAGCAATTGTTCCAGCTATTACTAAAGATTTATTACTTGCAGTAAATACATCTGTTAGAGTTGCATCTGTTAAACTTATTTGAGCATCTGAAAAATTATTAGCCATATTATTATCCTAAAGCAATTGAAAATGGAATAGCACTTGGGTCAGTTTCTGTAATAGAAACACCACTAGGAAGTGTTATTGCATTTGTTGATGTGTTAATTGAAAATAATTCTAAATCATCTGTTCCATCAAACAGTTTCATAGCGATTGTGTTTGTTGCAGAATTATCTAACCATATAGTTCCAGCAACAGCAGAACTTGGTCTTGATGAACCTAAATGACCTGTGTTTAAAGCATTTAAGCTATTATTTAGATCACTTCTAAATTGAGCAAATGTTACATTATCTAGGGTTATTTGTGATACTTGTGCCATAATTAAATTATTACTTGTCCTACTCCTTGTACTATATAGTCGAAAGTTCTGTCAATACTTGTATCAGAACTATTATAAAATTCAATAGTGAACTGTGTTGTTGATTTAGATGTAATTGAATAATAATCTCCTGAACTCATAGATTGTGCAGAAATACCTATAGATGGATTTAATTTAAAACCAAAGTCATAAGTTATTGTTTTACCCCCTGTACCAGAACTAATATCATTTCCACTTTCACTTCTTTTTGATAAACTTGCTGTGATTGATAACTGTTGAATTAATGATCTAGCTTTTAAATTATCAGATGTAAATAAAACTCTAAATTTAAAATAACGACCTATATGCTCTCCAATAGTAAATGGTTTAAATGCTGAGTAAGTTATATTATCATCACTTGTTGAAATTTCTAATATGGTATGTGCATCTGCTGAACTTGTGCCATCAAAAGGGTTTGGTCGTCCATCATCAAATAGTGTAGTTGCATCAGGTCGTCCATTATCAAATACTTCAGAAACATCTTCAATAAACTGTGTAACTGAGGCTGTAAATTGTCCTTTGAATTTAGCACCTAAATCAATCGTATTTGCAAAATCATAAGTTCCTGTTGCTGGTACTCTAGTTGCAGTATTTCCTACAGTTCCTGTTGCAGTTAATCCTATAAAATTAGTAGAATCTCTAGTAACTACTGAAACATTTGATTTAGTTCCTGTAAATCCAGTATGTTCACTAATAGTTGTTTGATTAACAAAATTTACTGATGCAATATTAGTTGTAACAATAGTTTCATTAGAAGATTGGTTTCCTAATTTATCTTGTGCTTTAATAAGATATGAGCCTGTCAATAAAGGTATAGTCAAACTTGTGGCTGGTCGTCCTATTCTATCTACTAAGTCAACTGAGTTTTGCCATGTTGGATTTACTAAGTCAGAACTAAATTTTAAAACATAATAATCTAAATCTAAATCATTAATAGGTGTCCAACTTAACAATGCTTGATCTCCTAATACATTGATTGAAAAGTTTTCTATATCACTAGGAACAGCAGTTTGACCAATGATCTGTCTAGTATCTGTTACAAATGTACTTGAAACTCCTAAACCATTTATTGCTTTACATCTAACTTGATATTGTGCGTTATCTATAACATTAAGTAATTGATAATTTAATGATGAACCTTTACCGATTATTCTAAAGTTATCTGTAACTGCATCTCCATTTCTATCAGTTAATTGTTTTACTTCAACTTGGTATTGATCAACAAATTTGTCAGGAGAAGCAGAAACTAAAACTGACAAACGAGTAATTACAGTTCCATCATTATATTCAACAAGATTATCTGATAATGTAATTCCCGCTGGTGGTTGAATAGTAAATGGATTAGGAAGATTGGTACTTGGAATTGCTGGAATTTCGTCTTTACTTGTCCAAGTGTAATGTGAATTTTGATGCTCTACTAAATCTAAACCAAGTGTAAAATCAGAATTAAACTTTATAGATAAAATTCTAAATGGTTTAGCATTATATCCTAAAGAACTAAGTGTAACATTAACAATATCTCCAATTGCTAAATCGTAAGCACTAAAAGTAACATTTATTGAAAATCTAGCTGAATCTCTAGTTCTTCTTAAAATAATCTCAGCCATTTCTTCAGCTTGATATTTATTAGTAATAACTTTGCCAAAATCAAATCTTCCCTCAAGTAAGAAACCACCATCATCAGTTTTCATAGTAGCGTGTTGATCTGCACTTGGTAATCCACTATCATCTAAAGGTGGAAACTGAACTTCATCAACTTGGAAATTTCTACTAGGCTCTACATAAGATACAATAACTCTATTAAACTTTTCGTTTTTAGCTGGAGTAGTTAAAGTATATCCACCTATAATATCATCTTCTGTTAAAGTTATTGATGCAGTTCCTGTTGTTTCAATAATTAAATTGTATTTACCTTGTGTGTATGGAAGATAGCCTCTACAACCTTTTAAAAGTTCTCTAACATTTTCTAATAATTTTTTAGAAGTATCTATAACTGCATTAGTATCAAATATATTTATATCACTACCACCAGAATAGGGTGTTACTTGTGTTTCACAAACTTGTGAGGCATCATAAAAAGATTGTAAATCTATTTCACTAATTGCTAATCCTTTTCCATATCTTGCGTTTGTTAAATAATCTAATAAGCACCAAGCTGGATTAGTTTGAAAAGATGCAGATTGCTCTACTAAACTTGAATTATAAGTTCTTACTTTTCGACCTTTTATTTTAGCTTGTACTTTTGGTATTCCTGTAAATGCGTCTTGATTCCATTTAAAACGAAGTGCAAGATAGCATAAGCCTCTTAGTCTATGATTACTTCCCCAGTTAGATAATGTTGAAAGTAAAGAACTTGCAGATTGTCCATCAGTTCCAAAGTGAGGCTCTACTCTAATTAAACTTTCTGCACTTGAATTTTCATCATTTGGGTCAGCTTTATAAAAATTACTATCTGAACTATGTACTTCTCTTTCTACTGAATGTGATAATGAACCTGACCATGTTACAACTTTTTCATCTATTCTTATTTCTTCAATAGAATTTATTTCTCCCTCTGCCAAAACGATAGCCATATAAAGATATTGATTTGTATTACCACCACCAGAATCTACAAAAACACGAGTTCCACCAACTAATCTTTCTCCATAAATAACAGGAATGTTAGAATCATTTGATTGTTTATTTAATAATACACCTCGTTCAAATTCATCAGCTTCATTAACTGCATAATCAGGTATCTCAGGTAGTTTTGGTCGCATTATCCAAGCTATTGCTACTGTAACAACAATAGCCACTATAGGATTTATAGTTGCAAAAAATGAAGCTACTGCACTAAAAAATGCACCTATACTAAAGAAAGATTTAATTTTAGTTTTTTTAACTTCTAATCCAGCACCACCATATTGTTTTAAAAGTTTTTCTTCTCGTTTATTTATATAAGCAAGGAACTCTCCTTTAGGTGCGTGTTTGTTTAAAATTTTCTTTGCTAATTTAATTAGTAATTTTTCAAACCATCTAAACATTATTCTTTACCCCATTTAATATCTAAAACAGTTTGAGATGAGAAATCCATACCTTTATCATTTGCAAAAAATCTTTGTTGTGATGTATTGTTTGTTTTTCTTCCATTTTTCTTTTCAAAATCAGCCCAATGTGAAACTACAGTTAAATTTACAACGCTAGATTTTGTATTCTCATTAATAGCAAAAGATTCAATATTTCCTTTGTAAAGCATAAAAGGGTCAGCAATAATACTACTATTTGCATCTAATAAGCCTCTGAATATAGTTACTTCATCATTAGTTATATTTTCGTTTAATACTGTTGAAATAAATGTTTGATCTGCACCAGATAAACTAATTAATAAACTAGATTTAGTTATATCTATTTCTTCTTGAAAATCCCCAATACCAATAACAAAATCTGATGGATTATAAGTAACACTAGAGCCTGAAATAGAAGAAGTTAAAGAAAAGGAACAATCAGTAAAATTTACAGGAGTGCTAAAACTAATTGTGAGTAAGTGAAATGGCCTAATATCATTAGTCGCTAGTTCGTTCTTTATCGCTGTTGTTAGGCTTCTCGTCATATAGTTCGTAATTAGTTTGGGTTACACTTTCTGTACCTTTTAACATAGTATATTCAAATTTGCTATTAGGTTTCTTGTATTCTTTAAGATCATTAATACTAGCATCTATTTGATCTTCATTAACAAT